GGGGTTGCGTGCCCTCGTGCGTCGTGAACGTCGACCGCGTTCCTCGCGGTATCCGTTCCCTTGTGTGACCCTGCCTCAGGTCCCCTCTGCGCTGCCGCGCCTCGGGGGTTGGTGCCCTGATGGGCCTCTTGGTTCGCGCCCCCACCGTCGTCCTCGCGTGTTCCCTGACCGGTCGCCCGGTCGGGTCTCGGATTGCGCATCCCTGCGCTCTCGGTGGTTCGTCGCTCCCGGGGGTGTTGGCCCGGTCCGTTTCGGTGATGGGTGAACCTTATGTGACCTGATGGGAGCCTGTCAAGCCATGATGTCACAAGCGTGGATTGAGCGTGGCGTGATGGGTTGGTGGGGGTGAGGTGAATGTGTAGTTATCGCAATCAAACGTGGGCGTGGTGTTGTCAAGGTTGAGCGTGGGCGCCTCTCGGTCGGGATCTCCTACTGGGGTGGTAGGAGATAGGGCTCGGGCAGGGTCGACGTGGGGGCGGTCAGGCTGTCAGCCCGGGGTCGCTCCGGCGGCAGGCCCAGCATGGACAGGGGCAGGACGGGCAGGCGGCGTCACCTATTACCCCCTCTGTGCCACCGTGCCGGTGGGTGGGGCATACACATGACCACTGCCCTGTCCTCAGAGAGTGCGGGCGGCGGCGCCGATTGCCGTCGACCCTGACCCCGGGTCCCCGCCGTCTTCGGCGTTCGCCGACACGCTCACGGGAATGCCGCCCGATCTGGATCTGTCACTGTGACACTGAGGTTATGGAAGGTTGAGGACGAGTGGATGAACCCACACGCTCAGAAAGCCCTTCAGATCACGCCCCAGCGCCCTCCGTGGGTTCATCCACAACGCCTTGTGATGCGATCAGAGTCACTTTCGAGAGATCTCTCGCCCGATCTTCGTCCCCGACCAAGACATCACCCGGATCCACCCTCAAAGCGACCCCTTGAGCCCGCATCCAGACCACCGCACTCAAGACCCGCCCCACAGACCGCTTCTGGACGGCCAAGACGGTCGTCGCAGGGGCATCCAGCGTCCACGGGAAGACTTCAGCCGCGATCTCGACCACAGACCGCCCCTCAGGCCCCGCCCCGCGCAAGAACCGGTACACCAGAGCCGCATCGTCTCGATCAGCCATTAGAAGTTCCTTTAGGTGGAATAGAAGTGGAGTATAAGTTGGGTATAAGTGGGTTTAGGTTGCTCAGATATGACTCCCCCCCCCGTGTCTGACGCATATGGCTGGGATCGCGCGCGCGAGGGAGCAACCTAAACCCCCAGCAACCTATATCCCACGCTCGTCCGACCACCCTTCCCGCCCGACGGAACCCTGTCTTCGCGCACCACGAACCCCGCGTCGATCAGGATCCGCAGCGCGGACATCAGTCGCGAGTGATCCTTCCCGCCAGTGGCCCGCCGCAGGTCGGTCGTGTTGAGCCAGTGGCCGGGGGCCTGCGTCAAGACCTCGGCCACCAGCATCGCCAGCGGGTCGTCGATCCGCATCCCGAACACCGAGCGCATCGAGTCGACGGCGTAGCCAGCCAGAGCCTCGCCGAACGCGATATGGTCGAGGCTGACAACGGACTCGGCGTCCAGCAGGGCGCTGACCATCGCCAACCGGATGACGTGGGCGGGCATGCGTTGACGGAGGGCTCCAATCGACCCGACCGGCGGGACGTCAAGAAGTTCAGCCAGTTCCTCCAAGCGCGCATTCGCCTCGTGCGAGAGCGTCATCGTGAAGGCAGGCTTGATCAGCATCGACGACCCGCCCAGATGACGGGCGAAGTCGATGCAGTGCCGGAGGTAGTCGACAGCCTGCCCATTCAGCACGCCATCAGGCCGCGTAGCCCCATACCCACCCGCCCGCTTCTCCGAATGGAACCACAGGAACCTGTTGGCCCAGCCGTTGGCGATGTCGTCCGGCGACAACTTCCGGGCCAACTCGTGCGGCGTGACGCCACCGAGGAAGGCGACGTTGTAGCCGACCGCGAATGACTTGTTCTTGGCCCGCGAGCGAGACTCGACCCGGTCGCCGTCCCACGCCTTGCGGAGGTTCGACGACATGATGTTGCCCTCGCGTGCCGCGATGGTCAGCACCGACGCGATCTCGTGTTCCCAGATGAGCGTCGTGCCGAGCGTGTTCGTCTTCGACTCGTTGAGGATGTCGACCAAGACCTCGCCCGACGCCATCCCGCCCGTCTGGATCTCGCTGAGCAGCGGATCCACCTGCAAGAAGGCCCGTTCGACCTCGCGCATCGTCGCGCCCTTGCGTCCCACGCCCGAATGGCCGACCAGACAGCCGAACAGCGCGCAGCGATGACGCCCACGCCAGTCGAGCGACGGGCTGGGGCCGACGAGGGCACTGAAGACGACCATCGACGCCAGCGCAAGGGACGAGTGCGGCGCATCCGTGAGCGGGTTGAGGTGATCCAACAGCATCGCGAGGCCAAGAGGCGTGGGCAAGGCGTGGAAGTCGAGCGGCGCTGGACTGTCGATCCGTGACTCGATGGCGAGTGGGTCGATGACGAAGTCGTCGCTGGGCTGGGCTGGCTGCGCCTCGTCCCCTCGCAGGTGGATGATCACGCCACCAGACAGCAGGTCGTCGTCGTACTTCTTGAGCGCCCCCGTGATCATCCGGTCGATCTCAGCGTCGGTGATCTCCTCGCCACCCGGCCGCTCCAGCGGGATGTGGTGCTTGTCGATGTAGCGCACCGTCCGGGCCTTCAGCGAGTCAGCGGAGTCGTCCAGACCCCTCCAAGCGCGGATCTTGTCCCTGAGGTGGTCGTGACGAGAGCCCATCGTCTCGCCATCCCACTCCCAGACGTCGTCGTCGCCCCCAGCCACCGTGATGAGCGGGCCAGAACGCGCCGCGTTGGCGATGATGAAGTCGAACACCTCGGCTGGCGCCTCGGAGATGTGCCGGGGTGTCCCCGGGGCGGGCGTGTAGACCCCGTCAGGGCGCATCGACCACGGTCCCAAGACCATGCTCTGTTCGCCAGCGACGCTCCGACGGGTCTCGCCACCCTTCCACACGCCCGGGATGGTCAGGACGTCGTAGCCCAGAGGCGCCAAGGCGTACACGTGACGCCCCCGGAAGGTCAGATCGGGCTGTCCCGGCACTTCCCTGACCGTCGGCGACTCCACGGTGAAGGTGTCGGGCAGGCCAGCAGACACCAACTGCTCGTACCAGCCGTGCTTGTCGATGTCGGTGATGACCAGACGGCCCTTGGGCACGATGATCGAGTTGCGGGATCCGTGCAGAAGGGCCGGAACGAGGGCCGGATCGTCGGTCGCGTCGCTCTTCCAGCGCCGATTGACCGCTTTTCCGTCCTTGGCGTCGCCCCAGCCGATCAAAGCGCCCTGTTCGGCGAGCCAGACGGCCGCTGCGACCATCTTTTCGGCTCGTGAGGCGGTCATGGCGTCACGCTGTTGCACAATGAGTCGGGATGAGGCATATTGAGGGTGCCTTTCGTGTTGCTGAGGGGTGTTCCGAGACCCCGGTCCTACCAGACCGGGGTCTTTTGCCGTCTCAGGGACCCTGAAGTCTACGCTCCGGGGATGCCCGCGCCCTGACGGTGCGATAGGACGTAATCGAGCAGATCCGGCGCCCAGATGATGGTCGCCCCACCCGACTTGTGGGCGGCCAACTTGCCGTCCTTGATGGCCCGATGGATCGTCCATCGGCTCACGCCGACCTTCTTGGCGGCTTCGGTGAGGCTGTAGGCGCTGATCGTCTGCATGCGGTCGGCTGACATGGCTGAAACTCCTTCTGAAACGGTGAAACCCCGCCTCCCGGGAGAGACGGGGCCTCAACGGTAGCATATCCTGCTACAAAGGGTGTCAGAAGGGCAGATCGTCGTCCAGACCGTCGGTCGACGGCGCAGGAGCCGTCTCACGCGGCTTGGCGGGCGCCGCAGCGGGCTGCGAGCGCGTGACCATCGGGGCCACGATCTGGTCGACCTTGCTGAAGCCGTCTTCGGTGACGACGATGCTCAACTGGGCCTTCTTGCCGACGAGATCGCTCTCTTCGAAGCCGTCGTTGATGTTGACGTTCCCGGCGCCCATGAGAGCGGTCAGGACTTCGAAGATGCGCGACTTCGGGCCGGTCGCGACCGACGTCAGCGACGTGATCTCGACGTCCTTGTCCTTGCCCTCGACGAGCCACGTCCACTCAAGGAAGTCGTCCTCGGTGCCGGGCTTGGAGAACTTGGTCGCCATCCGCTTGGGGCGGATGCCGATGAGCGTTGCCGGGTAGGTCGCTGCGGGCAGAACGGGAGTCCCGGCGGTGACGGTGATGAGCGGCACGTGTGCCTCCTCTGAGTGGGGTGTTGATGCTCCATATGCTACATCAGCAACATTGGATGTGCAAGTGCCACTCTTGCCATTGGGTGTAGCATGTCTTTCCGGGGCGAGGCGCCTTCTCGATCCCCCCGACTTGGAGGCGCCCCCCGGACACGAAGAGACCCGGTCCGATTGGGGACCGGGTCTCTTCTGTTGCCAGCCCCGTAGGGGAGGGCTACGGGTCGACGACGATGGTGCAGATGATCGTGGTCGGGGCACTGATCCCCGTGACAGTCGTGGTGTCATCCCAGCCGCTGGTGTCAGCCGTGCTGGTCGTGCCGTTCGTGCCGTTGTCGCACGAGATGGTCGCGCTGGTGGCGCCGGATCCGCCGTCACGGAAGCGGACCTGAATGTCGCTGAGCGGGGTGTCGGTGGCGCTGAACGTCTCCGGGGTGCCCGCGCAGGTGGTGTTGTTGTCCACGGTCACGGTGTGGCTCGTGGTGTCATCGATGCTGTAGCCCGTCGGCGCGACGGTCTCGGTGACGCTGTAGTCGCCGAAGGGCAGGCCATCGACGCACACCGTGCCGTTCGCACCACTGGTGAACGGGCTGCCAGCGATGGCGACGCCGTCCTTGGTGATGCTGAACTGGGCTCCGGCGAGGCCGGGGTTGGTGCCCTTGGACGAGGTCTTGGTGATGGCGATGCCACCCAACTGCTGGTCGTTGATGTAGGTGCAGGTGACGGTCCCGCCACCGGCGGTGATGCCAACCGTGGCGACCTTGCCGCTGGTCGACGACGTGCCGCCCGTGTTGTGAACGCACGACACGCTGCCGAACGCGAAGCCCGCCGGATCGGCGCCTTCAGTGACGGTGTAGGTGCCGATGGGCACGTTGGTGACGGTCTTGGTGTCGGTGCCGTGGTCGTTCAGGTTGTACGACGCCGCAGCGCCCGTTCCGGTGACCGTGCTGGTGAAGCCGAAGTCCTGATCGAGGTCGGCCGGGTTGGTGTGCTTGATGACGGTGACGGTGCCGCAGTTGGAGATGTTGACCGGCGTCGGGGCGATGAAGTCCTTGAGCGCGGCGCTGAACGAGTCAGAGGCGCGGCTCTTGACGTAGATCGACGAGAAGCCCTCGCAGGCGTTGGCCGGGACCACGCCAGCGGCGGTCAGGTTGATGTTGGCCTCGCCGAAGGCGAAGGCCGGGACGGTGCCGCCACCGATGGACGTGGTGTTGACCGAGGAAGCGCGGTTGACCTCGGCCTCGCCGACGGTCGCCGACAGCGCGGTCGCGGCGCCCCACGCGGAGCCGGTCCACGTGCGGATGCCGAGCGTGGGCTTCTGCGCCCCGCCGAGGAAGTCGTAGGTGATGAGCAGGTCGCCCGCCGTGCGGACGAGCGTCTTGTCACCTTCGGTGGTCAGGTTCGGCTGGGCCTTCTGGTTGATCTCAAAGTCGAAGTTGGTCGTGCCCGACAGGTTGACCCGGGTCCACGCCAACTGGAGGTACAGGTTGCCGCTGATGAACTGGAACGCGCTGGCAAAGCGACCGAGGTCGGCCTTGCTGTTCGGGATCGACCCGAAGCCGACATGGATGTTGACGTCGTTCTCCGACGTGCCCTGACCGAACGAGTTGTCGCCCGTCCCGGTGGCGAGATCGCCCGCCGAGGTCAGGTTGGAGACGTTCGTCCAGTCGGTGTTGCCCGCCGTGTCGACGGTGAGGTTGCCGTCGCCGCCTTCGAAGGTGTCGCCGGGGATGTTGGCGAAGGCAGACGACGAGACGAGTGACGCGAGCAGGGCGACCGATGCGGTCGCCGCCAAGAAGCGTCGGCTCATGCGCTTGTTCAAGTGCGTTCTCCTCAGAACACGGTGATGCGAAAAACGAGTGCGCGTGACGGTATGGCGCTAGGCCCTCTCCTCTCGCTGTCTCTCCCGGCAGGCCACGCATTGTGGCACAGCGCCGTCTCGGGAATATCGTGATGTCCCCCTCCATGGGGTGTACCCTCGTCACCTCATGGTCGCGACCGCCGATCCCCTCCGAAAGCGTTGCTCCGTCTGCGCGAGCCCGTACAAGGCCCAGATCCACGCCCTGAAGGCGTCCAAGATGACCTTGGCCGAGATCCATCTTGCCACCCAGCAGTTGGGCCGCCCATACAAGCGCGAGACGCTCGGCAAGCACTTCCGCATCTGCTTGAAGGGCGCCACGCCCGAGGTCTTGGCCCAGCAGATCGCCGACGCCTCAAAGGAGGCCAAGACGGCCGCCGAGATGGACTTCGCGGTCATGGTGCAGAAGCGGGCGACCGAGTTGCTGGCAGCGGGTGAACTGCGGGTGACCGCCCAGCACGGATTGCAGGCGCAGGCACTGCTCGACCGTCGCGCAGAGAAGCAGGCAGACCGCGATGTCGCGATCAACATCGCTCGGCTGCTCAGTGGTGCGATGGTCATCCCGCCGATGAACGTCATCGAGGGCCGGGTCATCAGCCACGACGACGACAACCTCCTGCTCGGCGACGGGCTGGCCCCCGACGGCGTCTACGACCCGGGCATCTAGGGTGCCGGGTCTCGCCACCACCCGGGGTCGCAACGCATCGCGCAACCAAGACCTGAAGCACCCGGGCGTCGCCGCGACCAGACGCGGCAAGGCGGTCCTCGCTGCGGCTGCCGTCGCCAACGGGCCGGGCAGTTTCGGGACCTTCGCCACGACCGACTTCGCGACCGACCTCCAGCGCGGTCGCTGGGACGTCGACTTCTTCTGTGAACGCTTTCTGGGCTTCAAGCCACACCCCGGCCAGTCACGCATGTTCGCGGCGTACATCATGCGCGACGAGTCACGCTGGATGGCCCGTTACCTGACCCTCGCCATCGCCGCCGGGAACCGGGCTGGCAAGACCTTGGGTCTGGCCGTCGTGATCCTGCACTCGTGCATCTACAAGATGGGCAAGGAGCCGCCCAACCCCTTGGATCTGCGCTCCGTGGAGCGATGGCTGAACCTCGGCTACGAGTGGTACCACTTCGGGGTCCACAGCGAGGTCAGCGAACTGGTCTTCTACGAGATCACGAAGTTGCTGGCGGGCAACCACGAGGCGCAGCACTTCGGCTGCCCGATCAGCGACGTCTTCGGCGAGAACATGGCCGACTGGTCGAAGAAGTACCGGGGCGAGTACCTGATGATCAAACTCCACCCCCTGCTGGGTGGTGCGACGATCCACTTTCGGACCACCGGCGAGCGGGCCATCGGATCACTCGGCAAGGACATGGACGGTGAGTCCTTCGACGAGTGCGCGTTCGATCCCAACTTCGACTTCGTGGTCGACGAGGTTCTCCACATGCGCCGGTTGAGTACCGGTGGACAACTCATCCTCATCGGGACGATGACCGAGGGCCTGACCGCCTTCGCTGACAAGTGGCAGGAGGGCAACCCCGACGCCCCCGACCGCAAGACCGACAGCATCTCGCTCCGCATCAGCACACGCGAGAACATCGGCTACGGCATCGACCAGCGGCTGTTTGACCGCTTGGTGGCGGCGATGCCGCCGTATCTCATCCCCCAGAACATCGACGGCTTCGCCATTGAGTCACGCGAGGCGTTCTTCGGCGCACAGAGCATCAACGCCGTCTTTTCGAACGACCTGCCCGAAACCACGCCCGCCAAGCGCGGTCATCGCTACGTCCAAGGCGTGGATCCGGCCCTGACCTTCGACTCGACGTGGTCAATCGTCCTCGACATCTCGGGAGGTGTGGCATGGAACGGGGTGTGGGTGGATCGGCTGACCGGACGGCAGACCGGGCAGGTCGTGGCTGGCCTGACCTTGCACGCGCATCACGCCTATACCGACTCATCCCAGCGCATCACCTGCCATACGGGTCTGGACGCCACGGGCTACGGCGGCAAGATGTTCCGCGACCTCCTGCCGATCCCGGTGCGGATGGTCGAGTTCGGCGGGACGCGGGCCAAGAAACTGGGCCTGCTGAACGCCCTCAAGAAGGTCATCGAGGAGGGCAAACTCCACCTGCCCAAGCACGGCAAGTGGCTGGGCGTCCGGCGCCAGTTGCTCGGCTACAAGTTGGACGACCGTAAGATCGAGCAGGACGCGGTCATGGCACTTGCTGTGGCAGTCGACGTCGCCAAGCGCAATCCGGGCGCCAGCGCCGATCAGGTCGCGTTCGACTACTTCAACCCCTCGACGGGTGGAGTACAGTTCCCGCCAGAACTGTTGGCCCGGCTCAAGGCCCAGTCCCGGTAGAGGGTGCCCCCGTGGCCGTCGCCACTCTCGATCTGCACAAGGCGATTGAGTTCTCACAGGCCGACTTCCTGACAGGGCAGTACACCGAGGAAGACCTCGACCTGCTCCAGTCGGTGCAGTCGCGCCGGACCCAGTTGTGGGGCGAACAGCAGGAGTTCGCGGCGGCGTGCGACCGCTGGGACTCGCTGTACTACCCGCCGAGTGAGGCCGTCCTGCCCCAGAAGGGGGCATCGCACTGGTGGTACCACTCCAGCGCGTCGCTGCCGGGCAAGGCCCACATCTCCATCAACACACCGCCCATCTACGTCGACATCCCGGCGTCGCTTCAGGCCGTGGCACCGGTCGAGAACGTCGTGCCGAGCATCGACAACGAGCAGTCGCGGGCGCTGGCGAGTATGGGCGAGCGGCTGTACACCTCGTGGCGCGAAGAGATCGGGCTGAACATGCTCGGCCACAAGGCGTGTGTGGTGAAGGGCCTGTACGGCCGGACGGCGGCCAAGGTCTGGTGGGATCCCGACACCGGCTTCCCGAGGGTCGACATCATCGACCAGCCGCGCAACCTGTGGCTGGGCTGGGGCCAGAGCGACTACCGGACCCTCGACTGGGCGTGCTACTCGTACCTGATGACGCCCGAGGCCATCTTCAGCACCTACGGCCTCGTCGCCATCGAGCGGTTCGGGGTCGACGGCGTGTCGTACCCGTATCTCCTGCCCGTGAATGCCTTCTCGTCGTGGACGGCTGCCCGTGGTGCGATGTGGACCGGTGGGTCCATCGAGGTCATCGACTACTGGTACCGCCAGCCCAAGAGCAGCAAGGTGCCCAAGGGCAACCGGCTCAAGCCGGTCACCCACGACACGTGGAACGCGATCATCGTCGGCAACAAGGTCGCCCAGAACTTCAAGTTCACCGAGTACGAGGGCCAGATCCCGTACGTGCCGCTGTTCAACTCGTTCATCCCGGGCGTCGCCAACGGGCGGCCCGAGTTGTTCGACATCGAGCAGTTGATCCGTGAGAAGGACGAGCGCCTGACCTCGGGCTCGCAGTTGATGCACAACATCGTCAACGCCCAGTACTGGCAGTTGACCGGCCCCGAGGCCCCGGACGATGTCCCTCTGGGCCTCCGGCCGAAGCCCAATCAGGTCGTGGCACCGGGAGCGGGCAACCGGATCGAGGGCATCACCCCGTGGATGCCCGAGTTCCAGTTGGAGCAGTTCCTGACGCGCATCGACCGCGAGATGGTCGACGTCAGTGGTCTGAACGACCTCTTGCGCGGGATGGCTCCGGCATCCGTGATGTCATCGTCCAAGGCCATCAACGCACTGGTCGCCAACTACGAGACGCGCATCTCGATGAAGCGCGACATCTTCTACGAGTGGCGCAGGAACGTCTGGTACTTGGCGAGGAAGGTGTGGGCCAACAAGGACCGCGAACTGGCCCCGATCCTGCTGGGCAGCGGGCGTCTCGACATCGTGAGTCCATCGCTGACCCCGCGTGACGACATGGAAACGGCGCAGATCGCCCGGACCCTCGTCGACGGCAAGTTGTGGAGCGCCATCAGGGGCATGGACCGGACCGGTGTCGACGACCCCGAGGCCGAGCAGAACACCATCCGCACCGAGCAGACCGACGTGGCCCTCAACCCGGCGTCGGTGCAGGTCATCGCCGCCGTGGCGACCCAGTTGCAGGCGATGGGCTACCAGAACGCCCAGCAGGCGGTGCAGGGGCTGGGCGGCGAGCAGGGCGGTCAGCCGCCGGTCGGCTCACCGGCCGACCAGCAGGCGCTGATGGAGCAGATGCGTGGTCAGATGGGCGCCGCTGCGGGCCAGCCCGGCTCCAACGAGCAGCCGATGCCCGGCAACGAGGCCATGCCCGCCAACGTCGAGGGCGCACCGGCTGGCGCTGGCCCCGCTCCGGCGCCGGGCCAGCCCGGGCAGGTCATGGCCCAGACGATGGTCAAGGGCGGCGAGGCCACGAACAGGCTCCTGTTCCAGCAGCCCATCCAGACACCGCCGCCTGAGGGCGGCTGACCGTGGCGTCGAAGGCGCGGTTCGGTCGGCTTCCTCGCGCAGCGCCATCCCTGACCTCGACCATCGTCGCACTGGCGCAGGAGTACCAGCGCGTCCGTGAGTCGAACATCGTGGACGCATGGAAGAACGGCGGCGAGTTCGAAGGCAAGCCGGTCCACGACGACCAGATCCTGAAGTGGTTCAAGGCTCGCCGCGACGAGATCAGCCCGGGCGACCCGAAGTGGGACTACTACGACAATCAGGTCACCCAGTACGAGTTCGCCATCGCCAACAGCAAGATGGAGTTGTCGTACAAGCAGAAGAAGACCAGCGACGCGGGGATGGTCGCCTTCTACCACAAGTGGGCGTCGAAACTGCCACCCGACTCGGAGGCGTACCGCGAGCGTGAGAAGTTGGCCGCCGCCTACGCCGACCGTGCTGCCACCAACGCGTCGAACGGTCGCCGGGCTGCCGCCGACCGGCAGTATGCGAGCGATCTGAACAAGGACTACAAGAAGGAGTTCGCGTACGACCAGACGACCGTCTTTCTGGAGAGCGAGGCCCACAACCGGGGCATCCTCCAGAAGGGCGAGAAGTTGGGCAACGTCGATCCGAACACGGCCGACGGGCACGCCATCAACGCACTGTGGGACGAGATCGCGCACTCGCCCGAGTACGCCGACCAGCGGGCGTGGTACACGGCCCAGATCAAGAAGAACGGCGACGCGAACTTCAACGGCGACTTCAGTCAGGACGCCTACAACGCGATGGGCCGGACCAAGAAGGCGGCCGTCACTGATCGCATCACCGTCGCCAAGGCGGCTGGTCGGGCGCAGGACGTCAAGAACTTCCGGGGCGACCGCGAGGACGTCCGGGCGATGCAGATCCTGTCGGGCGGCTTCGACGAGATGGCGATGTACGAGGACGCGCACAAGGAGTGGCTCGACACGGTCACCGACCCGGACTCGACCCCGCTGGAGAACGACCGCGCCACCGAGAAGTACAAGGCCGACCTGACCAAGGTCAAGAGCGGCCTGCGCGCCCAGTTGAAGCCGGGTGAGGTCGACGACCGGCTGGGCGCCGTCGACAACGAGTTGAAGACGCTGTCGGGGGACGAGCATCCGTACCAGCACTGGGGCGGGATGTTCGGACCGGGCGAGAACGAGGGTGGCAAGAGCGCAACCGAGACGGCGCAGAGCATCAACAACATGAAGGCGAGCATCGAGAACCTCGGCCTCCGTGACGCCAACGGCGATCCGCTGTTCTTCCTGATGAAGGTCGACAACAACGGCGTCGCTGCTGCAACGACAGAGCAGAACCACAAGAGCGCCCAGTGGGGCGTCGTGGCCCGTGGTGCGGTCGATCCCAATGCCGTGTTCGTCATCCAAGCCGACGCTGGCGACCCACGGGCGGGCAAGATCGTCACGGCCATCAAGCCGACGCCGATCTACATCGCCGGTGACACGGCCAACGCGACGACGGGCGATGTCACCATCACCCAGAGCAAGACGCCCGGCGCCTACCACTACACGATGCCCGACGGCACGGTCGGCTACAAGTATCAGGACGCCGCTGGGAAGTGGCTGTACACGCCCGACAACCCGTTCGGTCCGAATGCGCCGACCATCGATGCCAAGGGCGGCTCGGTCTACGTCCCGACCAAGGTCCCGGGCGGTCCGGTCGCCCCGTCGAGCGCCATCCTGCCCGCCTACTACAACCCGGCCCAGAACGTCGCCATGACATCACGGGTCGCCAAGTCGGGCTACGGGATGTGGCTCATCGCCAGTGATCCCAAGCACGGGCAAGCCTACGCGGCCAAGCCCGAGGACATCATCGCGTCACTGAAACTGGAGGCCGGTGGCGATCCGGCGCGTTTCCAAGAGATGGTCATCGACGCCGACCAGCGCCGGGCGATCTATCTGGGCAACAGCACTGACGAGCAGAACCGGATCCGTCAGAACTACTACAACGGGACGCCCAACCCGGTCCCGCTGACGACCGTGGCGGGCATCAGCGCACCGAGCGCCGAGGGCCGGGCCATCAGCGAACTGACCGGCGCCCCGGGCTCGCAGGCTGGCATGGAAGCACGCCGTGGCGGGATGGCCGACGCCCTGTCGGGCAAGCCCCAGCCGAGCGTCGCCGACACGATCACGACCGACGAGTTGGCACGTCGCAACCGGCTCGCGCCCAATCCGCCGCAGGCCGGTCCGATCCCGATGACCGCACCGACGTCGCTCGGTGCGTTCATCCCGGGCAACATCGCTGGCTCGCTGGTGGGCATCATCCAGCAGGTCACCGGCAACGCGCCGAACGCCAACCTGCCGACCGGCATCCGGCTCGGCTCGCCCGCCTTCGGCAACCCGCTGACCGGCGCCCCGCCGACCGCGCCGCAGCCCGCCGCCCCCAAGCCGGTCGCACCGGCACCGCCCAAGCCTGCCCCGACCGTCGCGCCTGCGCCGACGACCTCGTACGGCCCGACACCGCCGCCCGTCTACGCGGGCCCGAGCCCGAGGGACACGCACGGACCGGGTCACGGCGCGCTGGAGTATGGCTGATGGTGAAGTTCGGTTCGTCGCCGCCGCCCAGTAACGGCGGGATGTCGACGCAGGACTTCTACACCGCGTCGAAGAGCAGCGTCTACCCGACCTACAGCGGCGGCGGGGCCCAGCCCCGGGTGTCGGGCCAGTCGAAGTACGCGACGCCCGAACTGGAGGCCGCTGCTCGGCCGTTCGCCGACATCGGCAAGATCAACCTCTCCCTGCTGCCGACCACGCCCGGGCCGCCGCTGCCCGGCCAGCCCGACACGACGCCGCCGCCGCTGCCCGGCGCTGCCCAGATCATGCGTGAGGGGATGGGCCTCAACCTGCCCGGGCAGGACATCCTCGGCGGCGGGATCGACTTCCTGTCGCACATCGCCGCGCTGGGCCAGAGCGACAAGCCGGGTGCCGTCGCGCAGGGCTTCTTCGACCGGCTCAAGAACACGCCCGACGAGCAGTTGAGTCAGGTCGAGCGCCAGACCAAGTCGCTCAATCAGGGCCTGTTCGCGCAGTCGCCCGACAGCCCGATCATGCAGGGCAAGCAAGTCAGCGAGATGTACAAGGCGTTCCTCATCGCCAAGGCCCACTCCGAGGGCCAGTCGAGCATCATCCAAGCCGAGGCCGGTCTGGGCGAGATGCCCGACTCGCCCATCGGCGCCGCGCTGATGGGCTACGGCCTGCTGGCCGGTCTGTTCCGGCGGGCCATCGGCGGTGGCGCCGTCGACCAGTTGCAGGTGCTGAAGGACACGCCCGACGACCAGTTGGGCGAGGAGCGGCTCGCCATCAAGCAACAGTGGCAGGCCGGGAAGTTGAACGATGCCGAGGCGCGTGACTCCATCGCCATGTCGTCGTTCGCGCTGACCAACCCGAACCCGGTCAAGGTCGACGATCACTTCGGCCCGGTCGACACGGTCGCCAACGCGGCCATCGCCGTCCTCGGTGAGTTCGTCAGCGATCCGCTGTCGATCCCGGCCACCGTCGCCACGGTCGGCACCTATGCTGCGGCCAAGCCCATCGAGACGACCCTTGCCAGCATCACCCGGAGCATCGGCCGGGCGGCCATCGAGGGCGAGGCCAAGACGCTCGGCAAGACGGCTGCCGAACACGCCCTCGGCAGCGGGTCGGCCGCCTACGAGGCAGCCATCGCCCGCGTCACCGGCGAGGCCGAGCAGGCTGCCGCCCGGAAGGTCGGCGAGCAGGCGCTCCTGCGTCGGTTGCCGAAGGAGGCAACCGCCGCCGCCAAGGCGGGCGAGGCGGTCGGCAGTGAGGCCATCACCCAGTCCGACCGGCTGGCCGCGCTGCTCGACATGGGCGCCGACCCGGCCCACCCGTACGCGGCTGCCGTCAAGGAGGGCGTGCAGGCTGCTGGTCTGGCGGGCCAGATCGCGACCAAGGCGCCGAGCGTCGTGCGGCTGGGCACGGCTATCGACAAACTGGTCGACCCGTTCAGCCTGTTCGGCTACTGGAGGACGGGCAAGACCGTCCCGGCCATCCTGTCACGCGAGGCCGCGCACGGCTACCTCGACGCCATCGGCTGGCGGGTGGCCCGCAACCTCGACAACACCTACGCCGAGGCGGGGGTCAGTCAGGACATCGCCGAGCGGTCGCGGGCCATCGCGGCTGCCAACCACACAGTGCAGGTCGGCGACCGGTCGAACACCGCCCGTGCCGTGAACACGAACAGTGCGTTGATGGGCCCCGAGACGCCGACCGAGCAGGCGCTCCGGCACGCGTCGCGGCGACCGGGCGACATCCGCTCGCTGGTCCGCGATCAGGTCGACCGTACGATGGAGTTCATCGTGCCCGCCACCAAGGGTGGCAAGGCGCAGGCGATGGCCGAGTGGCGCGCTCGTGCTGCCAAGCAACTGACCGAGATGGGCGCTGACCCGGATCGGGCCCGGGCCGTGGCGAGCAAGATGGACGAGCGTGGGATGCGGGCGCTCGCGAACGACCACTGGGGCCGGATCATCGACACCCTCGACGAGGCCAAGCGTGGCGCATCGGCGACCGCCAAGTGGGATCTTCAGGGCATCGGCCGGATGACCGTCTTGGGACCACGCCAGATGGCCGATCAGGACGCCGAGGTGCTGGCGAAGGCTATCGCCGATGGCGATGCCAACACGGTCCGTCAGTTCGTGCGCCGGTTCCGTGACCTGAACCAGAACATCAGCGAGTCGCTGCCCGACACCGAGTTGTTGGCCGCGACCAAGCACGTGCTGGGTCAGATCCAAGACAGCCTGCCGACCAAGATCGATGACCTCACGGACCTGCCGCCCGGCCTGACCAACTGGCTGGCCGACCACCCCGGCTACAACCTGATGCTCCGACCCGCCGACGACCGGCTGGCCGTCCCGGTCAGGGACGCCGCTGGCAACGTCACCGGCATGAACACGTGGATCGATCACATCACGGATCGCGTGCCGACCGTCGAGGTCACGGGCTTCAAGAGCATCCGCGAGGGCCTGCTCCGCAACGTCGCCGGTGGCGAACTGGAGCGCAACGCCGGTCGGCGCTTCGCTACGACCATGGCGCAGGAGCAGGGCCTGTCCGAGGCCGAGTCGGCCAGCGTTCTGCGGTCCCTCCGCGAGACGGCCGACATCGCCGGGACGACGGCCCGTGGCCTGTCTTCGGACCAGATCATCGACGCCGTCGACCGGGCGGTCGGCTTGTCGCCCACCCGCAAGATGCTCGCCAAGCGGACCGTGCAGGACGCCCTGTTCGACGCCTACGAGAATGAGATGCGGCTGGTCGGCGTGCTGCCCAAGTTGACCGGCTGGACGAAGACGCAGGCCAGCGCCGTCGGTGGCAATACGCTGGGCTGGATCACCGACAACCTGTACCCGAAGTTCCGGTTCACCAAGAACCCCCTGTTCTTCACGCAGGAGGTGCCCGAGGCCGCGTTCTTCCTCGCGCTGGCCGGGCGCTACCCCATCTCCAGCGTCGTGCCCGACGTCGCCGTCAGGGCCCTTGAGGCCGTGCCCGGCCCGACCCGGGCGCTCGGTGAGCGGATCGGTGAGTCGAAGGCGGCACGCCGGATCTGGGACGACAAGACGCTGGTCGTCATGGACCGCATGACCCGGGTCGCGACCAACGCCGAGAACGACTCGTACGAGGCGGCCGAACTGGTCCGCATGGGCCTGACGCTGGCCGGTCACCTGACCGACCCGCGCACGCCGCTGGGCAAGATGCTCCAGAAGGTGGGTGGCACGGCGCTGTCGGTCCGCAAGCAGCGGTCGGTCGCGCTGGCTCTGCGGCGGGAGTACGGCGAGACGTGGAAGAGGGCGCTGCTGGCCGACGCGCCGGAGCAGTGGAACGCCGTCCGGGCGTTCTACCCGGCCGACATGTCCGACAGCGAGGTCGGCATCCAGTGGCTGCTCGACAACATGGCTCGGGCCGATCCCGACGGCATCTTCTCGGCGCTCGGACCGGGCTCGTTCAGGCCGACCCATATCGGTGCCCGGGCCGAGGTCAGCGACGAACTGCTGCGCCACTTCGCGTACGGGCCCGATGCCAAGACCAAGACGTGGGACGACCTCGTCCGTGAGGTCAACGACAAGACCGTGTCCATCGACTCACTGCGGAACGACATGCTGGCCGCAGGCGCCGATCCCAACTACGTTGAGCGAGCCGTCACGCGGCTGACCTTCGGTACGCCCGACGAGTTCTACCGGGCTGCCGTCGAGAACGGCATCTCGCAGGACACCGTGGACGCATGGCGGGCCAGCAACCGGCTGGCCGCTGGGCTTCAGGGCATCAGCGAGGGCGAGTACCTCGCCCGCAACTACGTTGGCCGACCACTGGCGACCGACCAGATGGGCAACGTCATCGGCGACACGTTGTTCGATGACATCGTCGAGTCGATGAAGGCACGTGGCAAGGCCATCCCCGACTCCAACTCGCAGGACGTGCAGGATCTCAAGGACGCCGCCAACGGCTTCATCTCCGGTGTCCTCCGGCCGGTCGACGAGACGGGCGCCGAGATGGTGCCGGTGCCAGCCAAGATGCCGAGGGGTACGCCCAAGTCGGTCAGCAAGGCCGCGTCGAAGGTGCGCTCATGGGAGAAGGCACGGGCCGAGCGCGAGGCCGATCCGACACTCGGTGCCCCGCCGCAGGTGGCCGACCAGCCGCTCTACCAGTCGGCGCATCACACCATCGGCGTGACGAACCCGGTCCAGTACCAGCGCCAGATCGAGGCGATGATGGACCCCGAGTACATGGCGGCTCGGGGCATGCGGGCGATGACCGAGAAG